GATTGCCCCGCCACTTTTTGCACTATCGGCACGGGGCCGAACATGTCAGATGTTCCGACAAGTTGCCGTATTCATTTTTAGCATCCGAAGCCGTTGCAGGCGCCGCAGTTTCCATACTGATACGGAGCAGGAACGGGGAAAGCCGGAACAGGGCGGGGGTTGTAGTAAGCAAGCTGTCCGCTCATATAGGCTTTCAGCGTTTCATTCTGCGCAGCCTGACTTGCGGCAAGCTGTGCGGCAAAAAGCTGCTGGTTCTGCTCGGCAATCTTGGCATCCTTGGCCTCGATGCGCTGTGCAGTCATAGCGTCAAGGATTGCGCGCGCGTTGGCGTTTTGGTTGTCAATAATGTCGCGGGTACCCGTGCTGATTGCCTGTCTGGTCTCGCACCCCTGCGTTGCCATGTTGTAATTTACGCCCTGGATGGCCTCGCGGGTCTCGCAGCAACAATTAGCCTGCTGCATCTGCATGGCAAAGAGCTGCTGCATAAATGCGGCCTGCTGGTTTGCGCGGCTGATTTCAGCCGACATAAAGCCCTGCTGCATAGCATTCTGCACGCCGTTGACAAGCTGCGCCTGAGCATAGAAGCCGTCACACAGGCCGTTGTTCACGACGTCGATTTTGCGTTCGATGTTGGCAAAGTCGCTGGTGAGGATGTAGCCATCGACAGCGCCAGCACCATTATTGCCGCCAAATCCGCTGTTGCCCCAGTTACCACCCCACCCGCAGAAAACGAAGAGGAAGAGAATAATAATATACAGCAAACCATCGCCGCCAAAGCCCCAGTTGTTGCCATTGCCCGTATTCGCGGGCTGAACAGGCATTGTCATAACAGTGCCGTCCGAAGAAAGACTCATGTTTAACTCCTTTCAAAAGTTGAATGTATTGTTCACCGTGCGCACGGTTTGAACCTATTGTAAAAAGCTCTGAAACTGCTGCGCCATCGCTTGCAGCTGGTTTAGCTGCTGCTGGCTCATCTTGCCGGATTGCAGCAGCTTTTCCACCTCTTGTTTGGGGTCGCCCTGAAAGTTATTGCGGAACTGCTGAAACTGCTGCATCATTTGCTGGAATTGTTCCATCGGGCCGGGCATACGCCCGCCGCCTAAAGCATTAAACAGTGGATTTGGCATTTTCGCTCTCCTTTTTCTTTGTCAGCGGTTTATCTGCCGCCAGCGCGTCAAAGCGGGCCGCCAGCGCGTCAAATTCTGCACGGGTGACAAACTCTCCGGCTTGCGTTTGCGCGGCCTGTGTGGGCTGTTTTTGTGCCGCTGTGCGCTCTGCATAATCGAAGATGCGTAGCGGCTGCGGCATCCCGCTTGCGTCCACTGTTTTGATATAGAACGAGCTTTTCTCGCTATCCATCAAAAGCACGCTGTTCCCTGGCGCACAAAGGTAACTTTTTGCCGCTTCTTCTCCCTGCACCCAAATAATAGGCGCAGTCTGCTGTGCAGTCTGCTGCTGCTGCGGATACGCTGCCTGTCGAAGCTGTGCAAGCTGGTCAGGCATTGCAGTGGGCTGCCCCATCGGGTAATATCCCGGCGCAAATCCGGGCTGATACGGTACGCCAAACGCCATAGTCAATCATCCTTTCTTCCAGTAGTACAGCGGCACTTCATCGCCGCTGTCCCATGTATCCAGCCAGTCTCCATTTTCCACGCACACAACATGCGTAGCCATTGCCAAAATATACGTGCCGTCCGAGTGGTCTTTTGCAAACTGCGCCACTGTGTAACAGTCCGGGCAGCTGTTCGGAATTGCCGAACGGTTCCACCCACATCGGCGCAGATAACTGCCCCAGACATAGTTTGCAGACGGCATATCATGCAGTTCAAATCCTGCCAGCACCAGCGCCGCATATACAGCCGCCCACGATTGATGCGTTGCGGCTGCAATGGCTCTGACGGTACAATCGCCGACGCGCTTTTGTTCCGGGTTTAGGTTGATTTGCTTGTATGCCATCCGAACCGCTCCTTTTATCTAAATTGTACAAAAAAAGACGGCACAACGTAGGCCAGTAAAGTGCCAACATTGTGCCGTTTTTGGGACAAAATAAAAAAAGGCGCGGCCACAAAAGCAGCCGCGCCCTTTGAATCAGCCTATTTTTGTTTTGATGCTGTGTACGCGCCGTTTTACCGTGCGCTCGCTACAATTCAGTTCTGCCGCAATATCAGCATTGCGCCAGCCGCGCCGCCGAAGCTGTAAAACATCCGTTTCTTCATCGGTCAGCAAACCGCCGACAAAATCAAACTTTGGCATGATTACTCATCCTTCTTGTTCTTGCTTTCGGTCTGTGTTCCAAAATAGAAGGCCACGACCATCGTCACAATTGTCATGACCGTGTCAGGCTGTAATTTCTCCCGCAGCGCCAAAGCCGCAAACACTGCAACGACAACCAGCGTCACAATGGTTTTTACCTTGAAAAGTGCGGCAATGTTTTTCAAAAAATCGCCCATTGATATGCACTCCCTTTCAGCCAATCAGATGATTTTGCAAAGCTTCCTTTGCTTTTTGCATCTGGTCAATGTTGTTCCCATCCAGATTGTGGTCAAGCAGGGCAAGCAATGCCTGCATGGTCACATGCTGCCCCTCGTCCATGCGGTCAAGCCGCTGTTTGTCGTTTTTCAAGAATCCCTCCATAGCGTTCACCCGCGCTTCCAACTTGGTAATGCGGTTGTCCTGGTCGGCTTTCGGCTTTTTTATGGCAGTGATTACTTTGCTGATGGCAACGCCCCCGGCATACAGTCCGGCAGCAGCACCCGCCGCGTAAATCAAAAACGCCCAGGCCTCCGCAAGCGTAAACGAGAATACATGCTGCGTCGGCATCACACCTCCGCCCATTCAGATTTGTACAGCCCGGCATCGGTCAGGCCGCGGCTCTGGCACAGCAGGTAAATTGCATCCGCATCTCCCTGGCTCACAGGCCCGATGGTAATCACTTGTAGCTTCCTTTCAGGCTTGTCCACCGCAGGCAGGGCCTTGACCAAATGATTCAAATCAACCACCTCTGTGATGCCCGGCACGCCGCCCTGCCCGTATTGGTGGATGTGGCGCGGCAGCGTTTTGTCGTAGTTTGTGCGCGTGTCGGCCAGCCAGCCAATGTAGTCCTTGCACAGGCCCTCGTAGTCGATGTTTGCCGTGGCAAACGACGTAAACGTGTAGACGCCCGGCTGGTAGCCCAGCGCCGCCGCACGTACACAGAACGCTCGGGCGCAGGCCGTGCGCTGCGCCTTGGTCAGGTTGTCCGCACGGCCATCGTGGACGCCGGTCTTGGTTGTGTGTCCCCATTCGCTGTCGAAGAACAAGGGATAGCCTGTCGGGGCCAGGCTGGCGCAGAAATCCGCTTCGGCGCGGGCCTCGTCCTCGGTGATGGCCTGGCTAAAGAAGTAGAACCCCAGCAGCTTGTTGTTGGCCTTGGCTCCGGCCAGGTTGGCGTTGAACTGCTCGTCCTTCATCAGTGCGCCGCTGCCATAACCACGGTAGCCGATGCGCACCAGGGCGCGGTAGGGAACCTTTGCCCAGTCAATAGCGCCCTGATGGTGAGACACATCAATCAGCACTTCCTCGCCGCTGGGCTGTGAAGCGTCTGCGGGTTTTTCTACTGCGTGCTCACCGGGGCGGTATGTAAACACCTGGCTGCTTGCCGTGGTAAAGTCGCCGTCCAGCCACACCAGCGGATTCGTACGGCTGCCGTTCAGAATGACTTCAAAATGCAGGTGCGCCCCAAACACATTGCCGGTAGTGCCGCTATAGCCGATGAGGTTGCCCTCTTTGACCTGCTGGCCGTACTTGACGCAATATCTGCTCAGGTGTGCGTACCGCGTCTGCAGGGGCTTTCCCTTGTAGGGCGCGTGTTTGATTCTAACCATGTTGCCATAGCTCTGCATCCCGGTTTTTGTATGGCCGTCCCAGTCCTGCGTCTGGTCAACTGTGCCGTCCTCGGCGGCATAGACCGGGCGGATATACATGTTGTCAATCTGGGTGCGCAGGTCGATGGCCCGGTGCAAGCTGCCGTCGTTGTAAAACCATCCTTGTGTGATGATGTGCTGGGCCAGAGGCCACGCCAGCAACACCTCACCGTTTGAGAGTCTCATTGATCTTCCTCCTCATACAGCGGATTTTGAATCTGCTCATTCGTTGCGTTGCCGTCCTGCACCGTTTCAGCATCCACCGCATCATAATACGCCTGCGCCAGCGTCTCCACCTCGGCAATGTCCTCTTCGGTCAGCAGGCTATTGTCGTAGTGCGTGTACGCCTTATCGAGCCAAAACGCAACATCACGTCCTGCTGCAATCTCTCGCTTAATACTGCGCAATGTTAAATCGTGCCGTGCTTTACTCTTGATAGCCATGGTGATTTCTCCTTTCATGTTTGCGATGCTACTGCATCTTCCAAATCGGTGATTCGCTTAATGGGGTCTGCGCGTCCCGTCACAGTCGCGCTGTCGGCATCGGTCAGCACGGTGTTCGCACCTGCAAGCGCGGGCATGGGCTGTGCGCCGGTTGCGGTGAAGGGCGTTTGAGTTGCCAGCTTGTAGGCCACTTGTACGGGTGTCCCCGCGGCGTACAAGTTGGCAAGGAAAGTCTTAAACGATGCTATGGCTTTTTTGTCATCCGTCGTATCAGGCAACGTATTTGTCGTTACGCAGTAAATTAGATATTTAGAATTCCCAGAATTGGCAAGGCCAACTCCCATGTTCTTTCCACCCCATATATTTTCTTCTTCATTCGACATGGTGCTGCACAGAATTTTATTGATATCACTACCATCATTGGAATAGTCGTTAATATCATAGGTAAAAAAGCCTGTGACATTTGTGTTGTTCTTGTTAACGCCCCACGTGTTCCACTTTTCCGTACCATCCAGCGATACAGATTTCCACGTATCCTGCCCCTCACCGCTCACCGCGTCCACCTCGCCACCGTAGATGGTTGATGGGAGGGTCAGGGTGTTGCTCTGCCCGATGTAGGGTGTGTAAGTGGTGGGGGCGGTGGTGCCAGGCGTGATTTGCAGGTTGGTGCAAGTTCTCTCGCTGTTTTCGTTCAGTCCTGCGTACAAGAGCACCTTCGCTATGTTTCCGGCTTTAATAACCGTGCTGTAACCACCTTCTGTACACAACGTTCCCATTTCCGCGCCAGTGCCATCATAAAAACGAATCTCTCTCAATTTTCCGTTTGAGCACTGACCAGAAAAATATAGTTTCACATTTCTGGGCAGAAGATTCACAGCGTCCATATCGATTTGTGTTGTGATATTCGTATTAAACGTCTGCAAGGTGATTTTATCAAGGCTCCACAGGGTTTCCCCACACCTTGTCACCCTCACGCTGTCACGTCCCTTGATAGGCCGGATGTTTTCCGGTGACGGCGTTCCCGTGCCCTCCTGCATGGGCTCCCACTTCGCTTTCACGCCAAGCGGATAACCCGCCACAGGGTAACACACAACAGGATTTCCACTTTCTTCCAGCGGTGGGCAGAGCATATTAATGATGTGCTTGCTGCTCCACGGCGCACCCTCGCTCACCGCCGCATCATCAATCTGTACGCCGTCCTTTCCGGCAGGCCCCTCCGGGCCAACCTCTCCCTGCGGCCCCTGCTCACCACGCTCACCCTGCGGGCCAGTATCACCCTTGGGGCCAACCGGGCCAGTTTCGCCAACAGGCCCCTGCGCGCCGGTATCGCCCTTCTCGCCTTGTACACCCTGAACGCCCTGCTCACCTTGGGGGCCGCGCTTTCCGGTGTCGCCCTTCTCGCCCTGTGGCCCTCGCGGGCCAGTTGCACCCGTTGCCCCGGTAGGGCCTTACATTCCCTTTTCTCCTTGCGGCCCCTGCGGGCCTACGGGGCCTCGCGGGCCAGTATCTCCCTTGTCGCCTTTGTCGCCTTTGGCTCCATCCTTGCCGTCAAATTTGCCGTTAGCCGCATCATTTCGCAAGTTATCGGCCACGCTCTTTGCTTCAGCGCTGTTCTTTTCTGCGTTAAGTGCAGCCTGCAAAACCTGCGTGGCAAGTGATTCACTGGGTTTAAACGGCTCAGTTCCACCAACGGGGCCGCGTGTAATCACGTTGTATCCCTGCGTTTTTGTGATGCGCTGCACACCATTGGCAACGCCGCAATACACGATAGTGCCCGTACCCTCATTGGCGGTTGCTTCGGCAGGCACATCAATCAGGCCGTTTTCCGGCAAACGGATTTCACGGGGTTCGCCCTTCGGCGGGTTAAACGTTGCCGTTACAGCAAGCCCGCTCCACGTATCGTCAAGGGTCACATGCAGCCGCTCGATACCGTAACTGCCAAAAGTGCCAAGCGATAAGTTCCCGGGTCTAACGCTGTATCCTTTCAGCTGTACTTCATGCAATGCCATTACACGCCCTCCAATCTGGCTTTCACCGCATCCATCCACTTTTCCGGCACCTCGCCGTCTGATAATCTCATAATATAAACTCCTTAACCGATGCAGAAATAAGGGCGAACGCCACGAGAATCGGAAGCGCCGTATTGGTCCGCATTACCGCCGGTGCCGATAAGGGCGAAATTGGAAGAGGCAATAACGTCTCTCAACCACCATATCTCATGATTAAAAATTCTGCTCGGTTCGTGCTGGAATAATGGCAACTGGGATTTCTCTACACGGAAGTTAGTCGGAACATTGCTACCATCAGAAACAGGGAGAAAAACACCACTGCCGTAGACCATCTGCTCGCACATAAGGTCGACTTCGGAATCGTACCATGCGCCACTGGAAACACGACCATTCGTAACAGCGTTCGTAAGAAAGATTCGATGATTGAGAACATGACCGTTGAACGCACTCTTGATAGTGGTCTTAGCCTGTTCGAGATTACTCTTGTACATATCCGAGCCGACATAGCCGCCAGCTGTAGTATTTGCCGCACCACCTTCGTAGCCGCCAGAACTGGTATTGTGCATCTGTGCGGTGTACAGGCAAGTGTCCGGCACGACAACGGCATGGTGCTTCGTGAAGTTGGTGTCACCGCAGTTCAGGAAGTAATCGAACGCTGCGAGACGGTAGTTGACCCTGCCCATCGTCCAGTAGTCCCCAATATAAAGGTCATTAAACGACCCTGCTGCAATCGCCGCCCACTGCGCTGCCGTCGTGCTCGCGCCCAGATACTTTCCCCGATAGACCGCGTTATGTGCTCCTGCGTTGGGGGCAGTCATGATGCGCAGCAGGTCATCTCTACTGGGCTCTTTACTGGTTTCAAAGTACGGATTATTCGCTGCTCCACTCATTGGCTCACCTCCAAAACAAACACCGCCGCACTCGTCGGTGCGCTGTTCGCATAAAACTTAACCACCCCCGCACCGGGTTCCAGCGCGGCTACCATCCGCACCGCATCCGTCACTCTCGTGCGGTCACTTACGGCAATCCGGCTGTCTGCCGTCACCCCGGCTACCGTGACTGTGGCGCAGGTGGTGTAGCTGCTCGTGCTGCCGTCGTCCCAGGACACCGTGTAATAGCCGGAAGTCCAGGCGCTGGCTGCCACCGTAACCGTCACCAGCTTGGGCAGTTTTGCGTCAATTTGAGTCTTGTCGTAGTAATTCGCAAACTTACTGCTTTGACCAGTATCCTTCCAGACACCCGTGTCGCTGTCCCACACCCAAATGGTATCCGTTTCGCCTATAATGGCCCAGTTTCCGTCATAGCCGGTATCGTGGGCCGCGTACAGCGCCTCGTAATTGGGGTACCACCCAACCGCGCCCTGGCTGACTTGCTGGGCCAGCGCGGCGTAGTATTTTGCGTTGTCCATGCCCTCTCCGGGGCGGGTTGCCGTATCGCCCACGGCCCAGCTGCGGGCCTCCTTGGCACTGGCTGCAGCGGCCTTGGCGTTGGCAGGCGCGGCCTTGATGGCCTCGATGTTCTCGCGCACATCCTGGATGCCCGCTTCATTATCCCGCACGATTTTGGCGTTGGCAGCCACCTCAGCGGCCAGCGCCTGCACGGCCTTGTATTCGTCCGTGCTTTCGAGCATACCATCCTGTACCGGGTTTCTGTCGATGTCCAGCCGCAGAGCGGCCATACCGGCCACACCACCGCTTGCCAGCACCTCTACCACCGGGGCGAACGTGCCGCATCCGGTCGTCATCTGGGCAGTCACGGCCATATAAACTGTGCTGCGGTCGCTGCTCACGCCCAGCGCAGGGTTGTAGACATAGTGCCCGTCTTTTTTATCCATCCGAAGGTTGACATCCGCGCCGGTGGGCAGTGCCCAGGGCTGCCCGCCCTTGTACAGGGCCACGGCCAGCACCGGGAGCGTATCGTCGTACTGCACAAGATGCACCGGCTGCACAACGTCCCGCCGGTCAAAATCCGCCCGCGTCGCCTTGATAAGCGCTTCTGCGGGTGGGCTGTAATTGGCTGTCGCCATTTAAAAACACCTCACTGTATCATTCTGCCGTTGACCAGCACATAGCCGTTGCCCGCGCCGTCCACGCCCAGCTGCACCTTCACATTGCCGCTCGCGTCGCTTATCGCGATAGCGCCGCCGGAATACTGTCCAGCCATTGTGACGTTAGCGATCATATTGTTGGGGTTGCTGGCCGCAGGGCCGTACAGCACCAGTCGGCCCACGGCGTTGTTGCTGCCCCATGTAGACATAAACGCGCCCATGTGCCAGTTTCCGTCGTTAGTCTTGCGGTACATTTCAATTCTGGCGTCGTCGATGATGCACTTGCTCTCCGGCACATTCGAAGTGAATTTGCCGGTGATGTCCACAGACCCGTCCGAGCCGATCTTAAAGTTGTCGCTATTCACAACCAGCCCGCCGTTAAAAGTCGTGACGCCCGTGTCCAAATTGGACACAAACTTTCCGTTAGTGGACTGCAGCACGCCTCCCCGGATAAGATTCGCACTCATAGTCCCGGTCGTGATGAAATCGGCGTTGATTGCACCGTCCATCGTGGCGGCCAGACGGTACGGCCCGCCGTAGCCGCTGCTGCTGTAACCCCAACCGGCCAGATTCCACCGCCAGACCTTGGTAGCCTTTTCAATTTCCGGCTTGTCCATTACAAGGATTTCGTCCGGCTCGTCCGCGCCGGTGGAGCTGTGCAGCACCACATAGCCGCCCAGATTGCCGGTGATAAGCTGTGTGGCGCGGTCAATAGCCCGTTCCAGGTCACTGCGCGTCTTGTTCACGGTGCTCTGTACGGTCTTGCCCATGTCGGCCACAGTGTTGGCCAGATTGCTGCGGGCGTCCCCCAGCTCCACGCTGTCGTAACGCTCCAGGAGCACGTCATAAACCGTTTTAATGCACCGAGCGTCCGCGCTCACGCCCAGCTTCGCAAACTGCACATGAACGGTATCGCACAGGCACACCCGCTCCAGCAGGGCCATGTCGGCATATTCGGCGGTCTGTTCCAGCTGGGCAAAACTCAATGTCAGGCTCACCTTCGGCACGCCCACCTTGTTGGCGGCGATATAATCCAACGCGGCCTGCCGCAGCTGGGCGGCGGTGGGCTGCTCTTTTATATCTTGGCTTACGTCAAGCGTGAGCACACGTACAAAGTCATACTGGCCGTCCGGCACGTTGACCACCGGGTTGCCGGTGATCTGGGTCACTTTGCCGTCGCTGTCCACCCAATAGGGGTAGACGCCGGTGTAGACCTCGGCGCAATTTTCTTCCTGGGTCAGGTCGGTCAGGTTCTTTCCGTAGCGGATCGTCACGCCGCGGTCGGTGCCGCGCTGGCTGTGCAGCTTGACGGTGGTATTATCCCACTCGTATTCGCCGCCGTACACATCCAGCACGCTGCCCTCCACGCCGCCCAACAGACTGCGCAGACTGCCGGGCACGGTCACGGCAAAGTCTGCCACCGTCTGGATATCTGTCCAGAATGTGTAATCACAGCTCACCGCCGCATGGCTTTTGAGCTGCTGCAAGGCGTCGACTGCGTTCAACGCCTTGCACGGTCCCACCGGGATGCCGCTCAAATCGTAGCTGATGTGCTGCGCGTTGACCGTCACTTGTCCATTGATGGGGCGGCTGATTTTATAAATTCTGAAATACTGCGCCTCGCCGTAGGGGTTCGGCTTTGCCAGAATCATCCCGCGCAGCGCCAGGCTGCTGTAATGCTGCCCTGTGATGGGATAGACCATTTCCAGTTCAAACGCGCCGTTGCGCTCCTCGGTCACGGTGCAGCGCACAGCATCCCGCAGCACCCCCACGCCGTTGCCCTTAAGCCCCGTCGTGCCGTCATAATATCTCGGATAGCTAATGATTTACACCTCCTACAACGTCCACCATCTAGGTGTGATTTCGCACTTGCTAATGCCGCCGCTCCAACTGATTTGTGTAGCTCCTGCCCCCAGAGTGGGAAATTCAGGCGCAGTTACATATTTATTTAAGTTTATCGCTTCTTTATAAGCGTCCATCATTTCGCAGTCTAGATACATCGGCCCGGTGTAACCTGTAACACTTATTTGTGTGCCCCCAACTTGTAATTTGGCATCGCCAGTAACGGTTAGTGCGATAAGCGGAAGGGAAGGGAATACAGTTGGATTGTACAGAGAATCACCGCTTTTGACTTCAACAGCATTTTCGCCGTCTTTTAAGTATTTCTGTGGTTTGCAATCCAACGAAATGGTAAATGGCGCAAGGTGGTTTGCCCGGATATCAGTTTCTGGGAAATTAACTACCCGCGCCATTCTGTACACATTTGGTTCTTCCTCTGTTTCAAGCCTGCGATAGCTAAAAGTAGTTCCACGCAGAAAAGCTGCAATCGTTGGTAAAGTGTCGCTTACATCAGTGTCCGTCAGCGCAAAGCATTTCGCAGTTGCACTAACATTACCATAGCTTCCATCCCATTCAGTCAAATCTCCACTGCGGCCAGAAATGGTCGTGGATGTAACCCTGGGTGTCGGTTGGCCGAAAGTAATTCCACTTTGCAACCGAATCCCAACATCAAGGCTACAAATGCCGTCCAGCCAAAATCCATTAAGCATATACAGCCGCCTTTCTGTCGCTTTGCGCCTGAAGCTCATACGAAATCTGATTTGCCAGCGCATGTGCCATAGAATTCACATCGGAAAACTGAATGCCGTTAATATCAATGTTGATCGTCATGCCGCCTGCTGTTTTTGCCGTGCCTTTACGGTATTCGTCCGCTTCATCGGCAGTCAGCACCATCTCGCCGCGATGCAGATTAGCAACATAGTTGTTATACGGAACATAATCAAGTCCGCCTGCACGGCCACCGGTTGTGCCACTACTGTTGACATCCACATTAACAGATCTATTTCCAAACAGACTGTCCCACAAACCATTGAACCAGCTGACAAGGCTGTCCCAAGCTGCCGAAATGCCGTCAATAATGCCATCAATGACCGCGTTGCCCATCTGCATTGCGCCTTCTACAATGTCCGGCAAATGCTCTATAAAGTAGGTCAGCAGGGTCTCCACGATAGATGCAGCGGCAAGCATAATGTCCGGCAAGTGTTCCGAAACGCCCTCTACAAACGCAATCAGCATTTGTCCGGCAGTGTCGAGCATCTGCGGCAAGTTCTCATTTAGCTTTGAAACCAGCGTCAAGACGATTTGCAATGCAGATTGTGCAACGGTTGGCAGCATTTGATAGATGCCGTTTCCCAGCACAGTTATAATCTGAATTGCCGAATCAATAAGTTGCGCCGCGTTTGCGCTGATTCCCGTCACAAGAGTCTGCACGATGTTGACGGCAGACTGTGCCAGCTGCGGCAGAACGGTTTCAATCAAGCCGGGCAACTCTGCCATGATGGGAGGGACAAGGCTCTCTATCAGTTTAGCAGCGCCGTTCAGGGCGGCTTCTATGCGGGGGATGATGTTACTTGCCGCTGTAGTTGCGCTATCCACAAAGTTGCTGATAAGCTGCTCAAAATTGGCATTATCATCGGCAATTCCAGTTACAAGGTTTGACCATGCGGATTTTGTAGCATTTACACTCCCCTGAATCGTTGTTGATGCTTCTTTAGAGGTAGTACCAGTAATGCCCATTGCGTTTTGAACATCATGAATCGCGCTTACAACATCCGCATAGCTGTCAATGCTGTATTTTGTATAGTTTCCCTGCGCGGCGTTCAGCTTGTTTGCGTCATCAAGTAGACGCTGCATTTCCTGTTTTGTTCCGCCATAGCCGAGCTTCAAGTTGTCTAACCATTTTGTTACCCCCGGTTTCCCGGTATTATAAAAAGCCACGCGCGTTTCCGCACATGGCTTTTAAGGGATTAGACTATATCTTCAACTTTTTCAAAAATCCAGCCTTTTTTATTTCTCTTGCGGTATCGACTGTTGTACTTAATTTCACTGTCAGAACAGTGAAAGTATTCAGCCGCCGCTTGTCTGGATTCAAATAGGATTGTCCTGCCGTCGAGATGTGTTGCCCTTACCGGACGTTTCTTATTTTTAATTCTGGAATGATACCCATACGACAGTGCGTTTTCAGAAGGCGTCACCCATCTTAAATTAGAAACGTCATTGTTTGAGCGATTCCCGTCTATGTGGTCAACCCAGCACTTTTCTTTGTTCTCTGGTTTTTCAAGAAAAGCATCAGCAACAAGACGGTGTACATGCTTAGATATTGTAATCCTGCAATATCCACCATTTTTGCTAAGCACCATTATTTGTCCAGTGCTATCTTTCTTAACTCTGCCCTTATTGCTGACTGAGTATCCCGGTAAATCGGGAATCTGTTTCCAAATCTCCACGGCTTTTAATCCTTTCAGAAAAAGTTGGTGCGCACTTCCAACGCCGTACCAATAGGAGTTGTACTCGGTGACGAACCGATAGTCGTTTGACCTTCTATACTTTGTATTATATCACAATTTCACCTGCTTTGCAAGTGTAACTTTGATATAGCATAGTTTGGCACAGGATAACCATGCTGTAAAAGCCATAAACAGTTTAGGTTTCCCCTGTTAGCACAACTGTCTCATGCAGCCATTTCCTGCCGCCTTTTCAGTTGCACACCCGTGGTAGGTTCACGCACGCTCACTGCATAATCACTTATGCAGCGGACATTAGATTTATCGTATAATTTTGCTTGGAAAAACCGTTATACGCGTTCTGAATGCTCTCCATGTCCGTTCCCATTTTGTTGGCATTGTCGGACATGTCACCAATGGCAGTATTGGCAAGCTCTGCCGCCTGTTCAGTATCGCCCCCCAGACTAGACACAAGCGCTGCTGCAAATGTAGTTGCCGTGTTCATGTACTCGTTTGCCGAAAGCCCAGCCGTTTTGTACGCATCGGCTGCATACTGCTGAACTTTATCGGCGCTAGTTTTATACAGCGTTTCAACGCCGCCTACAAGCTGCTCGTAATCTGCATAACTGTTAATTGCAAGTCCTGTCAACGCCGAAATTGCTGTTGCGCCTGCCGTAGTAGCGGCAACGGATACTTTCGCAACGTTCGTAGCAACGTTAAAGATGCCTTTTCCAACTGTTGAAGCAGCCGAACCAACCTTCCCAAACAGTCCCGTCAATCCGCTTGCGCTGCTTTTCGCATTTTTCAAGCCTTTTTCATATTCACTGGAATCCAGTGTGATTTTTGCAAAAAGGTCAAATACGTCCACTTACTCGCTCACCTCCTGCCGTTCTTTTGTTTTCAATCCATGCCGCGCCGCAAAGTCTTTGAAATCCGCCTGCACCTGTTCCGGCGTCCGCGTATCCACTTTGGGCGGGTGGATAATGTCAATATATCTCGCTGGCCTGTCCTTTACGCCTGTCACAGCTACTACAAGGCTCCACGCACTGTCAGTCATGTACACCTTGTACATCTGTTCTTCAAAATCAGCTTTTAAAGCGTAAGGCAGCGCCGACACAAGCGCCTTTGCGCTCAGTTTCGGCATTTTCAGCAGTACAGGGATTACTTGTTCTGCCCGCCACCGAGATACGATTTGAAAAAATCAACAAAACCCTTATCGTTCAGCAGGTCGGCAGCTTGCTTGCAGGTGATAAGGAAATTCTGCTTGCCGATTTCTTCCACCGTCAGGCCGTTGAACGGGGCGAGGATTGCGTACACGTCCTCGCGGTGCTGCTTCAACGCAATGTTCAACAGCTTAACAATTTTCGCAAGGCCAAAACGCTGCATTGCAATACGGGTCGTTTCGCCCTTCGGCATCGCTTTCTGCATCTCTTTCACAAGCGCTTCATCATCGATCAGGTTTGTGATGGGCTGCGCGATTTGCAAAACGACTTCCAGCGCTTCGTCAGTGCTAAGTTCAGAAAAAATTCGCATTATGCTTCATCCTCTCCGGCCTTGATATACACCTCGCACGGCACAGTGTCCTGCGCGGTAATGGAGTAGTGCGCTGTGTATTCAAAGCTCATCTTGCCTTTTTCCTTGTCGCCCGTCTGCAAGCTGAAACCGCCGGTAGACAGCGTATTTAGCATGTGAATGGCGCAGAAACCGCCATTCGTAGTGCCGTGCTTGTCCGAATAGTCGCAAAGCAGCCACAAATCCGTGAAGTCGCTGTCCTTCAGGTCGTTGCGCGGCGTGATTTTGGAAACCTTGGAAGTGGTTGTTTCCTCTGCTGCGCCAAGCATACTTTTTACATTAGCAGGAGATGCCGAAACATAAGTGCCACTGCATTTGACTTCCCAAGATTCAATCTGCTTCAGCTCTTTCATGTTCTTGGGGCAGTTGTCGATGTCCTCGCCGAAGTCGGTAAAGCTCGGCACAACCGTAAAGTTGATGCCGCCAGTCGTAGCGCCCAGCAGCGCACTTTCTTCCGGCGCAGTACCGGCAGTCGGGTCAAACGTAGTTGCAAGATACCCGGCGTTCAGAACCAATTCCTTGAACGCCGATTCGGGGATACGAGTAAATTTCATGCTTTCACCTCAATTTAGGCATAAAAATTCGGCGGTCACATTGATGTACCGCCGTTTTAGGTTTTTGTCTGTGTCATCTGCCAGCGATTGGCAGAACGGGGAGCCGCGTTTTAACCAAATCAAGCCGCCATCTACCGGCAGCGTCACACCGCCAATGCCCAGCGCGTCCGAAAGCTCAAGCGCCTTTGCATTGGGCACCGCTTCGCTCGTGGTATGGAACCACATGTTGACCGTCAGCGATACCGCCCCTCCGCCCCATGCGTCAAACACCGCATCATAGGTCAGGTATGGGAGTACAGCGTCATCCGGAACGGCGTTGCTGGCGTATGCGGTCATAAATTGCCCGAAAAACTGCTGTAATGCAGCGCCCTTTGTCATGTAGGCAATCCCTCCCGCAGTCTTTCAGCCGTAAAACTTTTTAAGCCGTTCAGCATAGGAGAAGCGCTTGCAGGGGCTTGCTTTTCTTCCGGGCGGCTCGTGACCCGGAAATATGCCCCGGTCGTCACGTCCTTATACACGCTGCCGTACTCGATGGGCACATCTTTCCGCACAATGCCGGTATACACGCTGGTCACCCCCTGCGCTTCGGCCTGCCGCGCTTCAAGGCTGCTGTCCAATGCAACGTAATTCGCAAACTCTGCGCCCTCGATCCACTCGGTAGCATAGCCGCCCTCACCGTCAGGCTTTGTCCGCTTGTCCATAATGATGCAACTGTGCGAAAAATCATCAAGCAAGCTCATAATGATACCTCACATCGCCATTTGGCTCTCTATCTGCAACGACGCGAGCATTGCTTGCGTTCACAAACATTTCGACGATTTTTAAGCATCCCTCAGCTGTAGATTTGTCAATGTTCATGCTGAGATTTACAGTAACATCGACGCCGAGTTTATCGGTTCTCATTACAGTTTCCTCCACTTGTTCAGCCGAGAAGCAAACACGCCCTGCCAGCCCGTCACAGAGTCGCCAGAATTGCCGTTCGCGCTCGATTTGGTGTAACTATACCCCGCAAAACTCTCGCTTTGAAACGGGCTGTTTGCAGCGCTCTCATACTTGTTGCGCCATGCTTCCACATCCTCAACCAGAGAAATAAAGGCGGCTGGCACAGCCAGCGCCCACACAGTCCCGTCAAACGTTTCATCGGTCAAGCTGCCAGCACCGTACTGGTGCACGCCATCATTGAACACGCTCCCAATAATGCGGAAATATTGCCCCTCAACTAAAAAAGGCAGCGTAATGCTGCCGTCCTTGATGGTAAATGTGCCGCTGTACGCGCCATCCGGGACCTTAAACCAGTTCCGGCACTCTCGCATCAATTCTTCAAGCATTACGCCGCCTCCTTATTACTTTTTGAACTTTGCCAGCACAACTTTGGCTTCGTTGGTCAGCGCCGCAACGTAAAACTCGTCTGCGGTGATCTCGGTGGAACGGTTACGCGGCTTGCGCTCGGTCTCCACGTTGATATTGCGCTTGCGGTAGATGGTCAGGGCTGGCACATCGTCCTCGGTCTCGCTGTCCTCGTTCAGCTTGACGATGGGGCAAGCGTAGTAGGCGGTAGCAGCAGCCTTGACCTTATCACCGACAACCAGTGCAGCAGCGCAATGGGGCTGGATGGTCGCCAGATGCTTTTTTGTGGCGGTTTCGGTGGTAGCATCATCGACAATCTCAATGGTGCCGGTGCTGTTGTCCTTCTCATACTCGATAGAAGGAACCTTGCGGCTTGCTACAACGCGGGTGTTGGCAATCTTGCCGATTTCGCCGGTGACAGCAACGCCAGCCTGATACTTGTCAGCGCTGATAAAGTCAGCATCCTTGCGCAGGGTCGCCATCTGCTTGGGGTTGATGAACATCACCTTGTCGCTGTTGATTTCCTCGTTGAACACGTCGATAGCGTCCACAACGCCGCTGTACTTGATAGCGGCAGCAGTGCCGTCATACACCAGCGTAGCGCCCTGCAGGGCTTCCATGCAGTCATTGTCGATTTTGGCAGCGATGGCCAGCGCAAGCTGCGCATTGGCTTCACCAACAGGGTTGCCGTATCCAGACAGCACAGCTTCATCGGTCAGGCCGACGCCCTTCATGGCCTTCTTGATTTTGTACTTCTTGTCCTTGGTGCTCATCTTGTTGATGTCAACGTCAACGCCCTCTGCAACGTCCTCTGCGTCGCCAATGTAACCGTAAGACGGCACAGTAATGGTATCGCCGGGCACGCCAGCAAGGGTGTCATCCACCTTTGCAAAAGGTGCCACACGGATTTTGTCAGGAATCTTTGCCGAAATCATATCGGCCATAACTTCGGGGTTAATCAGGTCTGCCAGTTTGGTCAGGATAGTATCTGCCATGTGTTAATCTCCTTTGTTGTTTGCAAGCTCGGCATACTGTTCCGGGCTTTCTTTATAGAGTTTCAGTCGTTCGGCATAACCCATCTTTTTAAAGGCTTCTGCCGTGATGGAACCACTGCCGCCGTTTCCGGCAGGCGGGTTCGCCGTGTTTGCACCCCGCGTGCTGGTAGTAACGATGTAGTCGCTGTAAGATTCTTTCAGGCTGGTTTCCAGCTTGTCAGAATCCTTGATAGCGCCTTTTTCGTCCAGTTCCAGCTTGTCCAGCAGGCCATCGCCTTTGCAAAGCCGGGCAACAGACTGCAAGCGTTTGTCGGCAATGCCAACTTTTTTCAGGGCGGTCTCCAGTGCCTTTTCTTTGGCAGCAGTAGTCTTTTCAGCGGCCACGCTGGTTTTGTAATCCTCGAAAGCCTTGTGCTCGGATTCATACTTTTCCTTGTAACCGTCATCGCCCTTTCCTTTCAGGTCGTCCAGTTCCTTTTGAACGCCGGGAAGTTTTTCTGCATCGGCTTTATACCGCGTGACGTCGTCCTTCAGCGGGTCAACAACGCCCAGATGGAGCGCCACCAGCTGATTTTCAATTTCGTCAGTGCAGCTTTCGCCAATAATTTTACGGATTTCAGCGCGTGTAAATTTTGCCATGGGGGTTCTCTCCTTTTCTTCGGTGGCGGTTCTTCGCCATTTGAGTTTTATTTATTCAAAACAGCAGTGCTTCGCTGTTTTTGCGTATAAAAATAGCAACCGCCGAGAAAGTCTCGGTAGTTGCTAGGTAAACTTGCCTTTTACGGTTTCACTTCAACGCTGGGCAGCACATTTGTGTGGAAATACAGCTTGTAATGGTACGGGTCTGTGTGTGTTCCTGTAATGTCCTCGACAACATACATTGTGTAGCTGTTTAGGTAGATGTAATTTTTCCTGTAAGTATTAGGGCCAACCTTTACAGTGCAGACAAGCTCGTTGCTGGAATTGTTGGAGATGGACATATATCCCTCGGCTTCCATAATGACCTTGTCTGTTCTGGCGTTGTATACGGTGATTTTTCGTTCGCTCTCAAAGTAATCGGCCTGTTTAGAAATATTGGAGTTTGCTCTATCGGCTTCGGAACAGCCACACAAAAGCAAAACTGAGGCCATAACTGCGATTGCGATATAAAGAATCTTTTTCATGTGATTTCCTCCCAATAAAAAGAGCCGAGAGGCTTATTTGCCTTTCAGCTCGGATTCAATTATTTTCTTGTACTGGTCTACATGGTCTGCGACAGCGGGCTTGATGTACGGTTTAGCGCGTTGTCCGTGGGTCAGATGCCAATCGCCGTTTTCGTCTTGATACGTCCACGGCGTTTGTCTGCCGCCGGGATAATAAACGCCCGTGCCGCACTCCACATAAACTGCATACTCGCTGTTTGTGCCGATATACGCAACTTTTTCGCCGTCGTTTACCATATGTGTAATGCTGTTGCGTAGGTTTCCAGTGTCCACAGGGCATAGCTTTTTAGCATGCCCCTCACCGACAAGCCCGCATTTTTCCAGCGCCCGCTGGCAAGCGGCTTCAAGCTCTTTGTAAACTTCAGCGCTATGGTCTTCAAGTGTGATTTTCATTTTACCTTTTCAATCTCGTTTCCCTTGCAATCAATAATTTGATTGTTTTTGTCGAGTTCGATAAGATAATGCAAGCAGTCCGTGTCCCGTATATCTACAACCACACCAATTTTTCCAGATGCAGTTATTTTTACTTTATCAAATTCGCGTATCACTCGTCTGCATCCTTTCTATAGGCTGTCGTAATTCTCGGTTTTCCGTTGCCGGGTTCTTTTATCCAGCAAGTCAAGAATTGCTTTTTCTCCGTTATCCCCAACTTCATGGGAATCGAATACTTTTTGCTCCCATCTTCCAGCTCTATTACATTTTGAACTTTGCTCTCATCGTATTGCTTTGCAATATCGTATCGTAGCTGTATCGGGTTTTCCTTTGCATATCCAACGTCGAAAAATTCTTTCGCATGTTTTGCGCCGGGCTTCAAAAGATATTCTTTGAATTTTCTTTCCGTCGTTTCACATTGCGCTTTTTCTACAAACATTGTTTGCCTTTTTAAGGTCTTTAACGCGTGCCAAATTTCAATATCATTATACTTTAAATCTTGGAACTTGTAAACTGAATCTGGCACTTTATCGCCTAAAACTTTGCGGTATTCCGCAAATTGTTTCTTGTCGGATGAAAAATTGCGCCCTTTCTTCATATATGTTTCCCACGCATATCTGTTTTCTGCTTCTTTCCAGCTATTCCATTGCGTGTAATTCATATATGGGACAAGTACGCTTCTTCCCGTTTCTGGGTCTATCGCTCTCCGCAACTCATGCCGCGATTTTGGCACATCTGGCAAATCCGCTATTGTTGTGCAGCGGCAATTATACACTAGGTATCCCGGCGCAGATTCATCGCCAGGCTTCATGAGCTTATAACCATCAATAATAAACGGCTTTTCCACATCTACCGTTTGCCCGTCTGCCACCGCGTGCGCATGCCGCGTGCGGTTGTCTAACGTTGCCACCCATTGTTTTTTCAGCTTTATGCCCATATCCTGCGCGGAACGGTAAGTATCTAGCCGTCCCGCGTTCTCTGCTGCTGTGACCGCCGTTCTGGCCGTTCGTATAGCGCTTGCGCGGCTCATGTCCCGCATACGGCTTTGCAAGTCATCCGCAATCTTGCCAATTCCCTTGCCTTGCAGAATGGAGCTTGTGACACTAGCTGTAATTTGCTGCTTTCCGTATTTCAGGTCAATGCCGCGCTGCAATGCACGCTTTGGCTGGTAATATGGCATCAAGTCAGGCTGTTCATCGATTAAGCGTTTCACAGTCTGCTCATCCCACAGCGTAAAATCTGCTTTATCGGAAACCTGCTCAATTTTGTAAGCAGCGTAATTGCGGTTCAAGCTGTAAATGCCCGGCGTGGCGTCATTGACATAGGCCACAGCCGTTGCATTGGCATAAGTGTATCTTTCTGCCACCTTGTCCCGCAGCGCCGTAAAACGCTTGCCTCGTCCTATCTGCGCAAGCCGCCATTGCTTGTATTGCTGGTCTGTAATTTCGCCTGCATCCAGCTTTTCTTTCATGGCTGCGTCTCGCTTTTCGAACTGCTCAAAGTAAGCGTTTACCGTGTCTGACAGTTCGTCTGCTGCCTGTTGGTATATAGCAGAAATGCGACGCTCAAGCTGTGCAAGCTCGGCGTCGGTCATTCTGTGGGCATAATCAGGTTTCGCCATTGCCGTTCATTCCTTCTCCCGGCTGGTTCTGCGGCTCGTTAGGTGGCTGGTTGGTAATTGTACGGTCTACCTCCTCTGCCGCCTTTCGCTTCATCAAATCCTCGTACTGGTCTGCGTCTCCGAGAATGGTCAATAGCTTGCGCGTGATGTACTCGTCGTCGTAATATTCTGCTCCGAGCAAGACCGTCTGCGACTCTTCCTGCTTGTTGATAATCTGGTTGCGCGTGTATGTCGGCTCGTCATCAAGACCGGCAACCGCCAAAATGCCCTTGATGCAGCGCGTTACGCAGCTTTCAAACTTGTCCGTTTTCAGGTCGAGTGGCACATAACTGGCCTTGATGGCCGTTGCAGTTTGGTTGCCAGCGCTGACAGCGGCAGAATCAAAGGCCTGAAAGTCCTCGTATAACTTTTTGGTGAGCATATCAATAGTCGCCTGCGTGCCTTGAAACGGCGCTTCGATGCTCTGTGGCGTGGCCTTCGCGCCCTCTTCACCGTCAGCATGGGCTACATGGGTCGTTTTCAGACGCTCAATGAACTTTGTGTCGTCCTGCTCGTCCATGCCTCCGCAGTTGGTCAGAACCCAGAAAATCAGGTTGCCTTCGTCAACGTTGTTTACCATGTTGGAGCTAGCAAGGTCGAGCGCGTCAATGGTATTCTGTCGCCCCTGTAGCTCGCTGTGGGCCTGCTCGCCGTTTTTCAGCGGGATAATAGGAAATCCGGGATAGTTCTCACCGTCATAAATTTCTGTGCCGTCTGCCTCGCTGGTGCGCAGCTTCAACTTGTATGCGCGTTTCGGCTTGAGAATCGCCATATCATCGCTTTTGGGCTTTAGATACTCTGTGTAACCGTCAAGCTCGTACAGCGTGGCGCGCAGCGGCTTATTGTCTGCCACCTGCCAGAAACGGATTCCGGCTTTAATAGAGCCGTCTTCCTCGTCGTATAGAGGAACAAATTCCTCTGCTGCGAACACCTGCACATGGTCGAGATTCCAAAACACGAAAGACTGCCCGTCAATCAAAGCATGGCGGGCAGCGTCCATAATATCTTCGTCAAACGTCGCACCCAGCGCCTTTTTTGTCTCCGGCTCCTGAAATGAAACGCCGTTGCCCAGCAAATACGAAACTTCTTGGTCTACGACCAAGCCAAAAAACTTGCTTGCAATCTTGTGATTTGCCGTGTACATGTCACGGTGCGCCTTGCCCTGCATGTCGTAAATGATTTTCTCGTATTTGTTGATTGTAGGGTTTTCTCCGTGGTAATACTTGTTGGCGTTCGCTGCAAGGCGTGTGCTATGGTCGGCCTTATACTCATTGATTGCGCCAAGTATGAAACTCATGCGGGCTTTTTCGTCCTCGCCAACCGCTACAAAATCTTGGTATGTTTTCACATCTTCTCACCGCCTTTACACGAAAATGCTCTTGTATCTGGTTTCGGCGGTGTCCCCCGCCTTGTTCGCTGTGCTTTCCATCGCATAACGCACTGCATCAATGTGATGGTTGTTCAAATCCGGGTAGCCTTCCAGCACTTCCCCCGTCTTGCCGTCCCGCTCGTATTCATACTCGCTGAACTCTTTTGCCGTGTCCGGGCATCGCACGGGGTCTATTACAATAGCATCAAGCATCTGCAGCCACTTTGTACCGTATACAACAGACTTTGGCCCTTTTCTGGCTGGGAATGTCTTCACACCGTACTTGTTGTAATCGGCGATGGACTTTGGCTCGGCGCTATCCGCGCAGACTTTATCCTCACGTGTCAGCCCTTTATCCAAAAGCAACTGCGCCGTGTCCCTGTTGCTGGTTCTGCGCCGTGTCAGTTCATCGAAGATGTACAGCGTGCGCCTCGCTGCGTCATAGTGCATTGCATTGTATGCCCATGGGTCAGGATACCAGCCCCAGTCTACGCCACGCTTGATGCGGTCAAAGCTGGCAATCTGTTCATCGGTGATTTTCTCAATGCGCAGATTCTCAAATACTGCTGTGCCGCTGCCGACAACCTCGCCTAAATACTCGTGGCGGTATGCCGTTTCGTTCGTGCGCTCCAAGTATTCCGCATCTGCCAGAAACCGCGCTCCGAGCCATTCTGCGGGCGTTGTTTTATAGGTGGAATGATGTATCAGCTTTCCCGCCCGCGCTTTCAGAGCGTACCCATTTGCCCAGTTCCGCGCCATTGCAGGCGGGTTGAAGCTCTTGAACGTAATGAACCAGTCACCGCCGCGCAAGCAGGACTGCTCCACGTTTCGGATTTGCTCTTCCCCGTCAAACTGGTCAAGCTCTTCAAACCAGCAGATGCCGATATAACCAAACGGCACTTTGATTGACTTTACCTTGCCGGGGTCATCAACACCGAAAAAAAGCACCTTTTGCCCTGTTGGCAAATAGGTGCATTCCATCGGGGAGACTGTGCAACGAAAATTGTCGTGCAATCCAAGCTCATTGATTGCCCATACAATTTGCGCATACACGCTTGTGCGCAGTGTGTTGCCGACCTTGCGGAAAACCGCCGCGTGGCATTGCGGATGCTTGATAAGCTGCAAAATCAGCTCTATGCTGATATAGCTGGATTTTGTACTGCCGCGCCCGCCCTTTGCGACAAGCTCTTTTACATTGCCCGCCTTGATTTCACGGTGGACTTTAGAGAAGCAAGGGGAAACAACGCCAGATAGCTTACAAGTCATCTATGATTAGCACCTCGCTATCCTGCTGTTGTTCCGGCTTATCCTGCCATCCGAAATTTGCCCGCAAGCTGAACTGTGCGCCGCCTGAGCCGTCTTTGTCATACAGTCTTTCTTCGGCGTACTGTTCACACCGGGTCTTTGCACGCGTAATCGTGTCATTGAACTCTGGTTTATTTTGGTAATTCAAAAGCGCCTGCCTTGATGCAAAACCAAGTGCAAGCGCCAACCCTGTCACAGTAGGCGGCTTTTTATCGTCATAGATGATATAGCCGTTTTTATTTCGCATCGGTTCGCCGTTATCGTCTAAGAACGGCTGTCCTTTGCAGGCTTCAAAGTAGGCATCAATCTTTTCTTGCATTGCCTTTACGCTTCTGTATTTAGGTGGTGCGCCCACCGGATTTTTTCTTGATGCCACTTTATCACCTCGCCTTACAACACAAAAAGCCCACACAATTTGTGTAGGCTTATATCCCCCAAAACCCCTTTGCGCCGGAGGAAAAGCGCGTTCCCGCCCAGTCGGTGTATGCTGTGCCGACCTCACCCGTTGCGGGTAGCAAATCCGCAACGCTTTTCGATTTCCTCTATTTATATCCCGCGTAGGAAATCACAACGCGGAATCCAACCCGTTTTATATCCCGTCTGCTGGTTTACGGTTTCTGCTTTGATAAATTGTTTCCGGCGATGCGTAACTGCGTCAGTAACGTAGTCCGCACAAGCAGATGCCGGGCGGTTTTTTAGATATCACCGCAAAACGACCCGCCCTTCTCCGCTTTCGTAATCGGTGTGCATCGGGTATGCGCCCTCTTGTTCTAGGCTGTGCATCGTCGCTGATTCCGATGTGTCAGGTTATCTATCGCGTTTCCTGCGCAGGGCTTGCACCTGTGGGAATGACCCAGCGTTTCTACCAGATGAGCAATGCTTGCCCTTGACCGGACTTGAACCGGCACACCAAGGCTCTTGCCATTGAGCTACAAGGGCATGTGCGGCTTGCCGTTTGCACGACCATTGTCATCATTTGTGAGGTATGCCGCGCACTCTCACACAGACAGGTTGCGACCCTGCCCTCTGGTACTGCACACAGGCCTTGCACCTTTGCCGCGCCGTTGCTTTGGAACGCAGCGCTCATACCATCTTGGTAACGTCACCAAAATGGTCAGCTATGCAGCAAATAAAATGCCTGTCTTTCCCGGCTGCCAGCTATGAAAACAGGAGAATTGAAATGAAAATGGTAAAGAAAGGAGGTTTTCGCTATACCGTAGGCTGCCCCGTTCCTACATCATCCAGCATATCTATAATAGCAGGTTAAAAGTGAACTGGAGTGCACAGATTTTCAATTGCAGCGCGGTGTAATTTCTTTGCCCATCGCTCGGAAATATTTAGATTTATCGCAATTTTCCACCAATACGGGGTGCCGACAATATACCGCTCCCGCAGAACGTCCCGCTGCATTTGGTCTTGAACAGAGTTTATTGCGGTTTCGATTTCTTCCCTTTGCATTTCGGTTTCAATAATCTGCTTGTATAGAGCTTCCTGACGCTCCATGATTCTGCAAACGGCATCCTCGATTTTATTTTTACCGCCAGCAGACACCACCACGGGGGATAATGCTTTAGTGGTCGCTGTTGCCCGTTCACGTTCGCTTTGTATCTGCTGGCGCAGCTGTCGTTCATGATTCCTGCTGCGTTGGTATCTCCATAGCCACACTTTCTTTTGGTTGAATTCTTCTCTGGTCATTGTATCTCCTCTCTTCCAGTTTCATGCAGCGCGGCAGCGTGCAAATATCGCCATTCTTCCACTCGCATGTCGCGCAAAGATGTTTGCGGGCGTATTCATCAACTAGCTGCTGTTTTGTCATGGGGTCACCTCCTGTGGTATAAGTCATTTTAGAAGCCTCCTTATGATTCTATAACATGCAATGCCGATGCGGGTTACGACCAGCAGCGGCCAGAAAACAAGGACAATAACGTTGTCTGCGCCGTCTACGGTGTCCATTCGGTCTGTGTGGTTGATGTACAGGACGGCGAGCAGGCCGCACAGGTCGTAAACACAGACGGCGGCGATAACAAGGATAATGGTCATGGGGTCACCTCCGGGGGTTCTTTCTTTTCATTTCGCAGCTTGTAGTTCCGTCAATACTCAGGCGATTTATAAAAACCCACGGGTTCAAATCCGCATTTGTATTTTCCCGACTCTATGTCCCCGCCCTTGTGCACAAGGTGCTCGCAGGTGTCGCATAGCGTTTCTTTTTCCGGTTCTTGCGGTTTCTTCTGTGTTATGGCCTTTGCTACGCGAAAAGCGACATACACCGCACAGGTCAGCAGAATAACAATTTCGAGAATTTCAACGATTTCAGTCATCTGCGATCACCATCCTTTTGCCGCAATAGGGGCAATATTCCATATCCTTGTCTCCCGGGATTTCTACGTATTCATCGCAAGCAGAGCACTGGAAGACGCCAGGTCCGTATATCATTTCGAGGCTTATCCACTTTGCTGTAGGTCGCAGGGATTCCGGGTCGATGATAGGTGCTTTCTTGGCTTCGTCCACGATAAATTTCATCCCAGCGTCGTAACCACGCGCATAGGCCGCTTTCTGTTCAAAAAGGCAATTCCTGCCGCCAGACCATATGAAATGTGCACCGTCATATTGTAAGACTTCTTTAATGTCGATCAACCGCACCGGTTCTTTCGGCTGGCTTGCGCCAGGAATCGGGCATCCTATTGTTGTGCTCATTCTGCTATCTCCTCTACATAGGCCAGGCTCTGGCGCATATTGAGCAATTTCGGATTGAGAATACAAGCCGGGGCGACGGCATGGCTCATAAACGTTTCGTCGCCGCGCAACTTACCACCCACGCTCACACAGCGAACGTGGCCGAAATCCTTGCCACCACAATACCACGGCGTTGCAGTCCAAATCCAGCTGTCGTAGTGCGGGATGTAGTCACGGTACTTTCGGTACTCGTCGCACGTGAGGATAAAAACAAAGTCCTGTACAGTGCCATAAGCTCTGTCTCCGGTGTCTGCAACAAGGTCAACAGTATATGGAAACAGACCTTTTCCAGCAAAAACGGCGTTAGCCATATCAGATAAAACCCCGCGCACATTACTGGTGCGGTAGTTATTCCAGTTGCCTTTCTCATCGGCAAATTTATCACTTGGGCAGAACTGTACATCTCTTGCCCAAGGTTCAGCCATAATTGCTAACACGCCACCGTCAGGGTGGTTCGGGTCAAGACATACCCACTCAAAGGTTTTGAACATGAAGTGCTCGCCGGGACGTAGGGTTGTAATGTTAGTCATTGGCAGGTACCTCCTCGTTCCAGTAGTCTGTTTTGCAAGCACTACAAAAAATATTTTCGCATCTTTTCGGTGGCATGTATTCTATATCAAGATTCTGCGGACAAATATCGAGCACACGTCCACTTTTCGGTGCATTCGGAAATTGCTTCAAGAACTCGCTCTGGCGGGTCTTGACGGGGTGGTCTTTCGCCCATTCCTCGACTAGCTTTACTACTTCTTCAGGCTCGACATTTGCGCTTGGGCGGCACTTCTGGTCAAGTAGACAATCTTTACAATCAGTTTTGGCGCACATACGTTTAAATGTACTATAAAATTTAACAGCGTCCATTAGTTGTCAACCTCCCCGTTCCAGTAGTCGTCACGGCACCTATCACAACGGCAAGTAATACTTAAATAACCGTACTTGGCGCATCGAAATGGTTTCAAGGTTCCGTCTAATGAGCAAGGCAACAAACGAGTGATGGTTTCTAAATACGCATTCGGAAACAACTTCAAAAACTCGCTCTTGCGAGTTTTGATTGGGTGGTCTTTTGCCCATTGCTCAACAATCTGAACCATCTTTTGAACGCTTTCAATGTTATAGCAGCTCATTATGGTAGCCGTGTTTACATCGCAGGCATGACCTATTAGGGGGCAGTCCTTACAATCTTCTTGCGCTTCACATAATCTGTTTATTTCTTTGATAAATTTAACTGCATCCATAGTCTCACTCCTTACCAATCTGCGTTTATAACTACAAAATCTCCGTTTTCTATGGCGCAATCTACAAGCTCCGCAATGATTGCCCAGTTGTATAGTTCGTATACTTTGGCAAACGCAGCAAGCCGTTTTGCCTGTTCAGTTGTTAGTGTCATATCCTTTCCGTAAAAATCGCGTTCCGGTTCTTTCTTGCGGATTTCATAGGGCACAGAATAGCCGATTTTTTCGAGATACTCTCCCCAGAAACGGCCACAAGAATCTACCTGGTCGCGGATTGTGCCTCTGATGGGCTTGCCGCAGTGCGGGCATTTGCCCACATCGTAGCGGGCGATTGTAATATCAAGTCCCATTACAAACACTCCTTATCCAGCCCGCGGGCTACATACTGCCCATAGGGCAGACCAAGGGCGGCGGCTTCGCGGGTACATTGTTCAATCGGCTTTACGATCCCGTGAAGCAACGCGGCATCTTTGATTCTCTTTCTCTGCTTTCTTTCTCTATCTCGCTCGTTAGAAAGCATCCTGCGGCACTCGTCGCAATAAATTTGCCTTCCTGTTACTGGTGTTGCCCCGCAGTTTTGGCACAGCTTAATTTTTTTCTCTATTTTCATAGCGGCTCCTCTGTTTTCGGCACATCCACGCCGATATTCTGCAATGTCACCTGTGCCCAAAGGTCGGCAAGCTGGTCATTGCGGTACTCATTGTATTTGTCGGCTACCGGGCCGTTCATTGCATCCTGAATCCGTTTCAGGGTGCGGGGAGAAAGACCGACCTGATAGCACGCCAGCAGACACAGATAGGTGGCTCGGGTAGCAATGTCGTTGCGCTCCTTCATGACGGCCTCCTGCGCACGGCTCTGGATGCCCTGAATTTTAGCTTCTGCATAAGCATCTATGGCTTTTTGCATGGCCGGGGTGGGATGAAGTCTGGCTTTCATGTCTTTCAACTCTTTCCTGTTTTGTATAATCCGTATTTTCTGACATCGCGGCGGATTTTAATTCCACGCTCTGCATCTGCCGCGTCCGCTGCGGCATCTGCAAGCCGCTGTGCGCGGATTTTTTCAAACATGGCCGCATACTCGCCGTAGCGATTGCAACCGCTGTGGCAGTGTGCATGGCGGTCTGGGCAGTCTTTACACGGGCTGGTCATCGTCCGACATCTCCTCAATAAAAATTTCGGTGCGTGGATTGGCTTTGTCGTACAGTACGCGGGAGCCATCTGTTGCTGCTACGATGTTGCTGTTGTCATCGTTCAAAATCCTGGCATTAACCAGAATATCCATGATGGCGCTTTCAAGGTTGGTTTTATCTACCCTGTGCCGTGTAGGCATGTAATACAAGCACTTGACATTGTAGCGTCCGTCCAGCGGATTTTTGGGCGCTGGTTTTAAATACATCTTGGCAGTTCTTGCGTACTTCAAGTAGGCTGCACTTGGCAGAACTTTTGCGTACTTGCCCTTATGGCATACCGGGCAGTGTGCGCCAACGTATCCGATGCGGGGGCTGTTTTTTTTGGTGATTGGCTTGCCGTAGATTATGTATTTTTGTATCATAAACTGCCCCATTGTTCTGCCATTGCTTTTGCAATTCCGGGGAACGTTTTGCTTCGCGCCTTTGCTCTCTCCGTTGGTGGCAATTTCATAGTTTCCATGTGCCACGGATTATCTGTGCCGTTACCGTTTTTGTAGCGAATAATGTCAGGCTCTACTATATCGGTGGGTGTTAGTTTCGGCAGACCCTTTAGCCATAAACAGGTTGCTTTTCTTGCTGGGTCACCAAACATATATGGGTGAATGATTTGAGTTGGTTTTTGATACGCTGTTGACATATACCAAATAGGGTTTTCAATAGCAACTTTTGGGGAGTTACATTTAACGAACCGAATAAAGAAATCAGCTGCTTCTTCGCGGTCTTTGTAACGTTGAACCGCTTTTCCGCCATACCGTGAAATATTAAACCAGCGATTCCCGGTAACAGTTAGGTATGTGCAAGGTGGGTGAGCAATCAGCAAATCCCACTTGCCTACATCATGAGCCTTGCCGTCCATCGTTACGATTTGCCCACCCTCGATTGCTTTCATGGCATCGCCTAAAATATGCCATTCCGGGTGTCCTCCCGACGGTTCCTGGATGTCGCAGCTGTACGCTTCATGTCCGCGTTCTCGGAATGCCTTGCAGACTGTCTGCGATTCTTCACAGGCAACTAATACTTTCACGGTGCTATCTCCTTAACTTTTGCGTAGTACTTCTCGCTGTACCATATATCCGGCAGGTTTGGATTTTGGGTGTAACCTGCGGTGCGCAGGGCGGCTTCGGCGTTCCAACGTGTGGAATACAGGCGCTTGGAGTGGGTGAGGTCGCCGGTAGAGCGGGAATAGGTGATAATTTCATACTTTGACATTCAGCGTCAGCGCCTCTTTCTGGTTGATTTCTCCTCGCTGCATTTTTTGAAAAAGCGGCGTGTCAAAGTACAGGCACTCATGACAGGTGCGGGCAAACAGAACGTCAAACGATTCGATTTTGTGCGGGAGAAATTCCGCTGCCGCCGTGCGCAGTTCGGCAACGGTGGGTGGGAATTTCAGTGTGGTGGCCAGATTTTCCGCACCGCTCTTGGCCGCCTGCAAGGGGACATCTTTCAGTGCTGTGGCCCAGGCTTTTGTCATTTCGTCCGGGTCTTTGCCGCGCATGATGTTTGCCCAGTAGTTGGTGCAGGACAGAAGAAAAACGGCGGTTTCCTGTTCAGTCATCGGTGGTCACTCCTTTCGCGAGTTGCTTTAATCGCTCCATTGCGGCTGCGGCGTCTGTCTGGCGTGGCGTAGTGCGGGTCGCTTTAGCACTGTCGCGCTTTGCCTTGAAAGCTTCCACAGTGTAGATTCCTTCCTGCTCACAGCGTGCCAGGATTTGGGATATGTAGCTCCAACGCCGGGAGTTATGAACGGCGGCTTCTTCTATTGCCTGACAGATGATGGCGGATGGAAATTTTTGCAGGGCCGCTTTGATTTCATCGGATACAGCGCGTGGGATGGAACCACAGTTCTGTTCATAGCACTGAATGCAGTCGGATAAATCCTGGTTATGCAGGTCACACCCGGCGTCGCTGGCAGCAGTAGTAGCTATATATTCTTTACTTCTTACCTTCTTAGTATTAGAGGGTTTGTCGCTCGTTTGTCGCTCGTTTGTCGCTCGTTTGTCGTTTTGTTTGTCGCAAGCCTGATAATCAGCGTAATTATTTATCGTGTATATGGTAAATTTTGACGTTGATTTCTTTGTCACTTCGTTTGTCGAAATTAGCTTACTTAATGCTGTGCGGATTTGACGTGTTGTGAGCCCAAGTTTGACTTCCATTTCCTTTACAGTGGTAACAACTTGACCACGTTCCAAGGGAATGCCGCGATAGAACTTGTCTTCGTAGCTGGCAATTAGAAGCAGGTGAATAAACACGTCCTTTGTGGGGCTGTCATCATACCAGCCCCATTCGAGCATTTTTCTGTACAGCTTGATGAAGCCCTCGTTAGCCATTTTTCAACACTCCAAGTAATATTCTGCGACGCGGCACAGTCTGCCGTAACGGTTGCGGCGCTGCACCATGCGGGAGGCCACCGGGACACCCCGGCGCTTTAGGTCTGTGATGCGGGAGGCAAGGCGACTGCATCCGAAGTCCTCGAGCGCGTCCAGCGCGGTCAATGTGCCGCCGGATTCCAGCACGGCTAAAATCTGGTCAAGCTGGCTCGGCTGCTTTCTTTCATTCGTTCTTTCTTTCATGACGCGCACCTCCTAGAACGGCAAATCCCCCTCATCCTCAATGAGGGCATAGTCGTCAGACTGGCCGGAAGAATAGGAAACGTCGGGCATGCCATGCGTGCGCTGTGAGGGGGCTGCGGGGCGCTGTGCGGCGTTCTGCGGTGCGTGGCTGGTACTTTCCTTACTGCCGCAGAAACTTACGTTCTGGACCACGATTTCAACGGCTGTGCGGTTCTGGCCGTTCTTGTCCTGATACTGGCGCGTCTGCAAGTGGCCATCAATGGCAATGAGGGCACCTTTGGGGAAGTATTTGCAGACGAACTCGGCTGTCTTGCCCCATGCGGTGACATCGAGCCAGTTCGTCTGGCTCTGACCGCTGGCATCCTTATAGCCGGAATCGTTCGCGATGCGGAACGAACAGACGGACTTACCGCTGTTCGTGGTTTTGAGCTCCGGCGATGCGGCGAGTCTTCCGATGATAGCAACAACATTCAACATAGATTAGTCCTCCGTAATATCGAGATAGTTTTTGTAAAAGCGGCGGCGAAAGTCAGACACCGTCCAGTGGTAGTAGGCCATTGCCCGATACTGCCCCAATCTGTGATAGTAATCTTGTTTTTCGCCGCTTTTGTGAATAGCGGCGTGGCATTGCGGGCAGACGTTGATCCAAAGACCGAATTGTTTGGACTTGCTGCGCAAAGCCCCGCCGTAAATCTCGTGCCGGGCGGTGTCTCCAAAGCGGTGGCAGTGATAACAGCGGAACGATTCATGTACGAACAGCGACGGCGCGTAGCCGTTCTTGTCAAGATTCACGCCAAATTCATTGCGGGTCTGCATCGTCTGTCAGTCCTTTCAACTTGGAGATTTCTTCCGGGGTCATGGTGGGGATGCCCTGCTGCTGGCATTCCTGCACGATAAGTTCAATGAGGCGGTGCATCTGGGAGGGGTCGAACTGGGAAGAGCCGTACCAGCATTGCAGGTTGTAGAAAGTGCCCTGCGGTGTGGTCATCTCATCGAGCTTATGGACTTGCCAGCCCTCGCCCTTGCTCTCCCAGCCGTTTTTGAATGCTTTTGCAGCATCGGCGCGGAGGGTGACAAGGGCGGAGCTGCCGCCGATGTCGCGTATCAAATCACGGTAGATGTCCAGCACAGGGCGGTTGATTTTGGCGGCAAGCTGGTTCATGAGTGTCCATGCGTAAGCGTTGGCCGAGAGGCTGCGCTTTTGCGATGCCGTGCCGATGACGGCGGCAAGTGGCTTGCCCTCGTCAATGACGGCGCGGGCTTTATCGCAGTCGGTGGGGGAACATTCCAGCGTAATTGTGTTGCCGATAACAACTGCTGTCTTGATGGCAATTTGCTGCTTCATTTCCACGCCTCTGCAATCTGCTGGCCCTGCTTCCAGTCCTCTGCCGTGAAATCCTTAGAGGGCTTGCCGATGGTTTCTGCAATGAGTTTCCACGCATCATTTTCATCGGCGTTGTTCTTCTGGCAGTAGGCTTTGACAGCACGCTGACACTCGGCGCGGGCGGCAAGGCGGGCTGCGGCGGGGGTTGGCTTTTCCTGCTGCGGGGCGGGTGGCTGTTCCGGCTCATCTTCATAACGTTCCTTAAATTCGTCGGCTTCGCTGTCGGAATAGATGCCGTCAAACGCAAGTTTGCAGATTTTTAAAACAACACGGTCAAACAAACGCTTATAAGCCATGGCGTAGGGATAAGCATTTTTACAGTTCTGCGTAGATGCTTCGCCTACCTCATATAAGCCTTGTGCCTTGTTTGCATAGGTAAAAACAAGCGAATTTCCGTAGCCAGATTTGTCGACAGACACACAATCCGGGTTAAACTTATCCTTTTCCGGCATGTTATCGTTAATCTTCAAGCAGGCGTTGTGGCTGATAATCAAGCCGGTGTACATCATTTTGCCGGTTTTGGTCTCGTTCATTAAAATCCAGAAATCAGACTCTTTTAGGTACGGTCTATCGTTGATGGCCTTTAATGCTTTGTCGCGGCTTGCAATGTATTTTGCGCTCTGGATAACGGGGACCTCTTGACGGGATTTAAGCGAATACTCTGTCTTTTTTTCGTTAAACATCAGATGGCTTCTCCTTCCGGGTCGGGGGTGGTGAGGTGGATGCGGTAGCACTCCGGCGGGCAAATATGCTCAAGCGGAACGGCACGAACTACAGGCTTTTCAATGTATTCACCATCCACGAACGTAAAAATTGTCATGTTGCGGCGACTGCCGCTGGAAAAAAAGCACAGCTTAAAAGCATCTTCCAGCGCTTCAATTTCCTCTTTTGTAAGGCTAGACAAAGTCGTTCCAAATCCTGTTATGCTGTAGATTCGTGGGCGATTAGCCACATACTTTACAATTTTTGCTACCGATAAAAGCTGCGAGTATAACTGTAGCGCAATATTCGCTTTTTCTAATTGTGTCATCTGTCATCCTCCATGCAGGCAGGTTCTTCCCAGGCGTCGTCCTGGGTGATGCAGTTCTCACATCCAAGAACCTCGTTTCCTTGCTTATAAATGATGGTGCATTCATCGCCGCATACCGGGCAGCGGGGGCGGCGGGGCTCGGCAGGTGGGAAGGGGTTGTCTTGATGCCCCCAGAAGCTAGTCATTCGTCGGCCTCCTTGGGATACAGCCCACACAGCAGATTCAGCGCCAGCAGGGCGGCGATGGTGGTGGGGATGTTGAGAGAACCGAGCGCAGCTAGAAGCAGCACCAAATCTGCGGTGATTGCCAGCTTGACGGCGGCGCGCTTCAGTGATAGAATACAGGTAGAGCTTTTTGCGATGCTCTGTTTTTTTGCCGTTCCGGTGGTGGTGCACCGGGGCGGCGTTTTTGTTTTTGTCATGTGATCAGGCTCCTTTTAAAAAGTTAATCAATGCAGTACGCAGGTTTTCAAACTCTGTAATGTTGTCCTGCGAGGCGGTAGGCGTGACGGTAGATTTTGGCACGTCCGCCACCGGGTAATACGTTGCAAATTCGTCAAGCGTGATGCCCAGTGCGGAGCATGCTTTGCCAACCTCCGGCCAGCGCCAATCATTAGCGCCGTTAATGCGGTTTGACATCTGCGTTTTAGACAAGCCGCAGACATCTGCAAGGCGCTGTTTGTTGTAGCCCTTGCTTTTGATAAGAGCTGTAAAAGCAAGGTTTGTCATGTTCATCATCTCCTTGTAACACATATCAAGAAGTTGTATACTGTGCGAAAGGGGGAAAATAGTATGGATTTAAAAATTCCAGATTTTACAAAAGACATTGACTTTGAAAGCACTCCGCTGAAAAATATTGAAAAAGCATCAACGGAAACTGCCGTACAAGCCAAACGCCTTGCAGAGTTAGCGGAGCGCCGTGCTCAAAAAGCTGAGCAGGATGCAAAGGATGCCGATGCCAGTGCAAAGCGTGCAAACGCTATTGCCATTGTATCGGTAATAATCGCTGCAATTTCTCTTTTCGGCGAAGCTCTCGGCCTTTTCCCGCTCTCTTTTTAACCAGTGTTCAAAGTAGAGCGTAAAAACCAGATTGCATATCGCACCGCCCAGCACGGCGCCCTTGATAGCAATTGTGACAAACAGTTTAGGTGTCATTTGGTTGCTCCTTTTTATAAAGCATTCAAGCACAGCAGTCGGAACATCTCACGTCCTTTAGGCGTGATAAGTGTCTGTGTGCCGCTCCACTTGGTTTTCTCGTTAAAGCACTCTTTAACCTCAAACAATCCGTTGTTTTTATCGGCGTATGGCATCAGCTTTGCTTTTTTATCTCTGTAGATGTATTTCTTTTCCATCAAGAAAGAAATAAACTTTTTCTCTTCAACTCCAAGTTGTTTTGCCGTCTCACGAAAGCTGGTCAGCAAATTACGGTCTACAAGTTCGTCAAAATATTCAGCTTTAGGCTGCATAATAGCATTCTGAACTGTAAGTTCCGAAATCCTCGCCTCACGTTCCGCAAGCGTTTTGTTGGCAACCAGCAGGGCTTTAGCCATCAATTCGGATGGGGTAAGCTGTTCCTGCCCGGCGATGTAACCACCGTTTTTGCGGATACTGGGCAAGACTTCACTGGTGACCCATTTGCGGAAAGGCTTTGCCTCTGGCTTGTCGCTGCGCAGGATGACGTTGTACAGGCCGGATTCGTTGATAACCGTTACATCCTGCATACCGCCAGGGGTGTGAATCTGATTCATACCCTTTTCGTCAGCGTCCAGCCTGTCAGCAACTTTAGAGACAGTTCCAAGCCCAAGTACCACGCACACGTCTTTCAGCACAAACCAGGGTTCACCGTTCATCTCAACCGTGCGTACATCGTTGTTTTCGTACTTAAAAATCTGAATGTTGTTCATTCGCTCACTCCTTTCTTTCTGCGATCAGTTCACTTACAGCCTATCTATGAACTTTGCAAAAGCAGTGGACGATGCTGGCGGTCAGGCAGACCCCGAACAGAACCCAGTAGGCAGTACCCATATTGAGCTGCCGACCAATCATGTAAAGAAAAATGTAGATAAGCATCGGTTACTCCTTTCTTTCTAGTTATCGGCTAGCAAGTAATCAATCGGCACGCCGAAATAGTCAGCCACTTTCTTTAGCGTCGTGATGCTGGGGCCGTAAGGCGATTTCTCCCACTTGCCAAGTGCGCCGTTTGAGATTCCGGCGCGTTCCTCAAGGATTGTGCGAGAAATATTGTTTTTTCGGCACAGCGCATCAATTTTCGAAATATTCACCTAGCAAAAGCTCCTTTCTAGTTGACTATTGCTAGAAAATATGCTACTATGAACTTGCGAGATTTATAACAGCATATTTTTAGCTAGTCCGCTG